ACATGCCGGACATTGAGATCATTCTTGATGAGGACGGCGGGGCCACAGTAGAGATTGGTGCGGAGGGCGACGAACTGCCCTACGGAGCCAACCTTGCCGAGGGCCTAGATGACAGCACCTTGACCGCTATCTCCAGTGAGTTGATGATGCTGTTTGAGGCGGACAAATCCTCGCGCAAGGACTGGGAAGATCAGTATGGCAAGGGCCTAGAGCTACTGGGCTTTACCAATGAAGAGCGCACCCGTCCCTTCCGTGGTGCGTGTGGCGTCCAGCACCCACTCCTGTCGGAGAGCATTGTGCAGTTTCAGGCACAGGCCCTGAAAGAACTGCTCCCCTCGGGCGGGCCCGTGCGTACGCAGGTGCTGGGGAAAGAGACACGCGAACGCACCATGCAAGCCGAACGGGTAGCGGACTTCATGAACTACCAGATCACCACGGTGATGCAGGAGTACACCCCCGACTTTGACCAGATGCTGTTCTATGTGGGCTATGGCGGCTCGGCATTCAAGAAGATCTACTTTGACCAGAACCAGCAGCGCATGGTAAGTGCCTTGGTGCTGCCGGACAACCTCTACATTCCCTACGGCGGCTCGTCTGTGATGAGCAAATGTGAGCGCATCACGTGCCGGGTTCCGATGTCCATGAACGCCTATCGCAAGGCCGTGGTCAACGGGCAGTACATCGATGCCGCCTCCTCTGAACAGGACACGCAGACTACCGAAATCAGGGACCAAGTCAACAAAATCACCGGCCTACAGCCCAGTGGGGAAGAGGAGGAGATCATCCTGCTTGAGTTTCAAGTGGACTATGACTTGCCGGGCTTTGAGGACGTGGATGACGAGGGAGAACCCACGGGAATCAAGCTGCCCTATGTTATTACGTTGGATGAGTCCTCTGGCAAGACCATTGGTGTGCGTAGAAACTGGAAAGAGGACGGCAATAAACAGGAACGGCAGGAGTACTACATCCACTACCAGCTTGTCCAAGGACCGGGGGCCTATGGCCTAGGGTTTTTGCAGTTGATTGGTGGTTTGAGCAAAACCGCTTCTGCTGCACTGCGCCAATTGGTGGACGCAGGCACTCTGAGCAACCTTCCGGCGGGGTTTAAGGCCAAAGGCGCTCGGATTATGAACGACGATGTGCCTTTGCAGCCGGGAGAATGGCGTGACATGGACGCAGGTGGCGTTGAGCTACAAAGTTCCATGCTTCCGCTGCCCTACAAGGAGCCAAGTCAGACTTTAATGGCCTTGCTTGGGTTCTGCGTGGATGCGGGTCGCCGCATGGCCTCTATTACGGACCTACAAGTAGGCGACAGCAACCAGAATGCAGCGGTTGGGACCACGATTGCTTTGCTGGAAAAGGGCTCCTCGGTCATGTCGGCCATTCACAAGCGGCTGCACTATGCACAGAAGCTTGAATTTCAGTTGTTGGCCAAGGGTTTTGCAGAATATCTGCCGGATGACTACCCTTATGATGTGCCGGGCGAGTCGCGGTCCATCAAACGCAAGGATTTTGATGAGCGTGTTGATGTGTTGCCGGTTTCTGACCCCAACATTTTCTCTGTGGCGCAGCGCATCACCATGGCGCAGACGCAATTGCAGATGGCACAGAGTGCACCTCAGATGCACAACATGTACGAGGCTTTCAGGCGCATGTACGAGGCCATTGGCGTCAGGGACATTGACGCTATTTTGATTAGCCAGAACGTGGACAAGCCCAAGGACCCTGCCAGTGAGAATTCGCAGGTTTTGGATGGCTCTCCGCTCAAGGCATTTGCTGGCCAGCAGCACGATGCCCATATCATGACGCATTTAATCTTTGGATTGTCTCCACTTGTCAGTTCTTCTCCGGCAGCAGCAATGGCGTTGCAGAAACACATCTTTGACCACATGCGTTTAAAGGCAGAAGAGTTTGTTGAGGCCGAGTTGTTCCGTCAATATGGCACTGACCCCGATAGAATGGTGTCCGCATTGCAGCGGGAGGCCATGATTGCCCTCAAGATTGTGGAGTTCTTCCAACTTATCAGGCAACAGCAAGCGGAATTGTCGGGCGAGAACCAGCCGCCACCGCCAGATCCTTTAATTGAACTGAAAAAGCAGGAGTTGTCTCAAAGTGCCCAGCGAGATCAGGGCCGTTTGCAGATAGACCAGTCCAAACTGCAACTTGATCAGCAGCAAGAGCAGAATGACGTGACTGAAGAGCAGGCACGGCTAAATTCGCAGCAGCAAATAGCCGCTAATAGGGACCAATTGGCCAGAATGAAGATGAATAATGGAGCAACAAATGTCCAATAAATTGCAGAAAACACCCCCAAAACCTATGCCAAAACAGGTAAAAACACCTCAAAAAGGCATACAAGTTAACAAGCCTACCTATATTTTGAGGAAAGATGCGTTGCAAAAAGTAAAAATAGCGTAAACTACGCTTATAACCCTCGGACAGGGGCCTAACTGTCTGCTTCATTGGATCAATCCATGCTTGAATTTACAGAAAGCTTGTACAAGCAGCTTAGGCTGCTACGCAAAGACACCGAAAGCTTAATACTTGCGGGGAAAGCGCGTGACATGGAGCAGTACAAACATTTGCTGGGCCGGTTGGAAGGTTATACCTTTGTGGAAGATGTGATCTCAGATCTTCTTAAAAAATACCCAATCGACTAGGAGTGCAAATGACAGTAACTGCTTTAGAGGAAAAATGGGCAAAGGATGCGGCGGAGAAGATGCCGGAACTGACCGATGCCTATACTTCAGATGGCAAACTGAGGACCGAGAGCCTTAGTGAGTCCGTGATTGATCGTATTCCAACGCCTACGGGCTGGCGAATCGTCATCCTACCCTACCGGGGTGCAAATAAGTCCAAAGGCGGCATTGTTCTGGCTGATCAGACCATTGAACGACAGCAGGTGTCTACCACCTGCGGGTATGTCCTGTCAGTGGGACCTTTGGCCTATGCTGATACTGTCAAATTTCCAACCGGCCCGTGGTGCAAAAAGGGCGACTGGATTATATTTGGGCGGTATGCCGGGGCAAGGATGAATATCGACGGTGGTGAGATTCGCATCCTCAATGATGACGAGATACTTGCCACGATCCACGATCCTGAAGACATCATGCACATGTAAGGCTTTATATGAACACAGTACAAGACAGCCAACTGGAATTTGACCTCGGAGAGAACGAAGTGGCCACAGACGTGGCCGTAATTGATGCTCCCGTTGAAAAAGACAATAAACCGGCCCCGATTGAATCGGAAGGCCATCGTTCCGAACTGGAAGCCGTAAATGACTCGGTGCAGAGGAGAATTTCAAAGCTCACTGCCAGAATGCGCGAGTCAGAACGCAGGGAACAAGCGGCAGTGGAGTACGCCAGAGGCCTGCAAAACCAGACCAATGACCTACAGCAGAAGCTTGTTCATACTGACTACAGCCGCCTGAGCGAGGCAAAAACCCGCCTTGAAGGGCAGCAGGCCACCTTAAAAACTATTATCCGAAAAGCTCGGGAAGAGGGGGATATAGATACTGAGACCGAGGCCCAGCAGCGACTTACTGAGATGAGTATGGAGCAGCGCCAAGTGGCGGGCTGGCTTCATTCTCAGGGCGAGCATATTCAAAAGCAGCAGTATCAGCAGCAGCAGCCACAGGCACAACAAGCGCCCTCTCCTCCCAAGCCGGTTCCAAGCCCTAAGGCGGAGAACTGGGCGGAACGCAATCCTTGGTTTGGGCAGGATAGAATGATGACCTATGCTGCTTGGGGCATCCACCAAACCCTGATTGAACAGGATGGTGTTGACCCGAACTCGGATGAGTACTATACTGAACTGGACAAAAGGCTTCGGGAAGAACTTCCCAAGCGTTTTGTAGGAGAATCAAACACCAGACAACAGCGTACCGCGCCTGCTGTTGCACCTGCTACCCGGAGTTCCGGGGTGAATGGAGCGCGCAGAACTGTCCGGCTATCACCGAGTCAGGTTGCTATTGCTAAGAAGTTGAATGTTCCTCTTGAGGAATACGCAAAATACGTGAAGGATTGAACATGACTAAAGAGATCACCATCGACAAAGGCCCTCGCGTTTCACGCGAGAAGGAAACTCGTCGCAAGCCATGGGCTCCCCCCTCTCGTCTTGATGCGCCGCCCCCACCTGATGGGTATAAAAATCGTTGGATTCGTGCAGAAGTCAACGGATATGAGGATAAACAACACGTCTACGGGCGCTTGCGCGAGGGCTATGAACTAGTCCGAAACGAAGAGCTTGACGAAGAGCACCGCGACACAATGCCAACCATTGAAGATGGCAGGCATGCGGGTGTTGTCTCAGTGGGTGGCTTAATGCTTGCCCGCATTCCGTTGGAGACTATCAAGGAACGCAACGATTACTACCAGAAACGGTCAAGGGAACAACTGGAGGCAGTGGACAATGAGATGCTGCGTGAGAACGCACACTCTTCAATGCGTATTCAAAACCCGGAACGGACCTCCCGTACCACCTTTGGAAGTCGTTAATTTTTTAGGACACTTAAATGGCAAATACAGATAAACCCTTTGGTTTGCGCCCAGTTGGAAACCTATCTGCTACCGGGGCTCAGAAAAGCTCTGGATATCAGATTGCAGACAACTTTGGCACAAGCATTTTTCAAGGAGACTTGGTAGCTCTGGCCGGTGGATTCATCGTTAAGTTCATTGCAGCTTCGCATGCAACGGCTATCGGTGTGTTCAACGGCTGTAACTACACGGATCCAACTACCGGAAAGTACGTTTGGAAAAACTTTTACCCGGCCAGCACAAATATCACCACTGGGGTGATCACTGCTGACGTGTTTGACGATCCAAGCCAACAGTTCCTGATTCAGTTTGACTCCACTGCTATGACGCAGGCCATGATTGGGCTAAACGCAGCCATTACCACAAGTACAACCGGAAGCACCACCACTGGTGTGTCTGCTAGTACCTTGCTGGGATCAAGTGCAGCAGTCACTTCTACGCTTGCATTGAAGATCTGTGGCCTTCTTGCCAGCCCCAGTAATGAGCTAGGAGCCAATGCTGTGGCAGTTGTAAAAATCAATACCCATCAATACGGCAGTGTTGGTGTGGCTGGCATAGCATAAGGAGCTAAATCATGGCAATTTCACGCGCACAACTTGTAAAAGAACTTGAGCCCGGACTAAACGCACTGTTTGGAATGGAATATGACCGCTACGAAAATGAGCACACAGAAATCTTTTCAATAGAGAGTTCTGACCGCGCATTTGAAGAAGAGGTCATGCTCACCGGCTTTGGTGCTGCTCCGGTCAAGAATGAGGGCTCCGGTGTCTCGTATGATTCTGCTCAGGAATCATTCACGGCTCGGTACACTCATGAGACCATTGCAATGGCATTTGCCCTGACCGAAGAGGCCATTGAGGACAACCTCTATGACCGACTGTCTGGGCGTTATACCAAGGCGCTGGCTCGTTCTATGGCCAACACCAAGCAGGTTAAAGCAGCTTCTGTATTGAACCAAGCGTTTAATACCGGCGGCAGCTACAACGGCGGCGATGGTGTTTCCCTGTGTAACCTTAACCACCCGACTGCTCTGGGGCCAAATTTCAGCAACACGCCTACTACACCGGCTGACTTGAATGAAACTTCCCTTGAGCAGGGTATCATCGACGTTGCAAGTTTTACGGATGAGCGTGGCCTTAAAATCGCCATTCAAGCCCGTAAGCTTGTGATTCCAAAAGAGTTGCAGTTTACTGCTGAACGTCTGATGAAGACCACGCTTCGCACAGCCACCGCCGACAATGACATCAACGCCATCAAATCGATGGGCATGATTCCTGAAGGCTATGCGGTAAACCACTTTTTGACCGATACGGACGCATGGTTCCTCATGACCGATGCTCCAAACGGCTTAAAAATGTTCAACCGCTCTCCCATCAAAACCGCTTTTGAAGGCGACTTTGACACGGGCAATGTGCGCTATAAAGCACGGGAACGGTACAGCTTTGGCTGGTCCGACCCACGTGGCATTTATGGTTCCGCAGGGGCCTAATCCACTCCAGTGGATTAATTGAAAAGGGGGCTTGCGCCCCCTTTTCTTTTGGTGTATATTGCAGCCACTCCGGGCCTTCCGGTGCATTAGACAGCCCCGGCTGACGACATACAGACTAATGCGCCTAACTTGTATGTAAGGAAAAATCATGGCTCAAACCACGTTTAACGGCCCCGTTATATCCCAAAATGGCTTTATTGCTGGGCATCAAGTTGTTGCCGCCAACGCAATCAATACCACTGCAACTGCTACAGCAGCACAGGTAGTTGCTGGCTACATCACCTCAACCTCTGTCGGAACAGTCTCTATTACCCTTCCCACTGGTACGCTGCTTGGTGCAGCACTGGGCGCGACTAAAGGCACTACCCTTGATTTGTTGATTGACAACACCGCTGGTGCATCAGTTGTGACTGTTGTTGTAGCTGTTAACGGCATCTTGTCTACCGCCGCCGCTGACACTCCCGGTTCCTTTGGTGACCTGACAATTGCTTCTGGCGTCACAGGCTTGGCCCGGTTCACCATCATGTTTTCTAGCGCAACAGCCTACGTGTTTACACGCACTGCTTAATTAAGGGCATTTTATGGGAATCCAAA